CAACCTGAAAGTATCCAACCCCAACATGACCTCGACGCAAGAGGAGGCGCTGATAGCGGCGATGACGAGTACCATCGCCTCAGTAGGTGCTGATGAAGTGGCGACGCTGGCGCTGATACCGCCGGCGAAGGCGGCGTGACGTGAAGTCAAGCTCTTGGGTCATCCTCGAATGCTTGGTCGTGCTCGCCATCCTGGGCGTGCTCTCGTTTTTCACCGAGCCAAAGTACGGAATCGGAGTTGGCATGGTGCTGACGGCCATCATCGCCGTCCTCAACAACACGGTGGGTACGGTGTCCGGTGGTAAGATGCCAGAGCAGGCGGGCGATGCGAAGCCCGGCCAATCGTCCACGGTGACCACCGAGAGCACCGTAAGCGTCCCGGCAGTCACGGAGCCGGTAGCGGAACCACTTCCCGCGCCACCTGCCACTCCGCCTAGAAGGTGGTAATGATGTGGAGTGGCTGGTGCGCCACAACGCGATGTTTGCGAGCGAGGGCCGGTGCCTACTATTCGCGAACTACTCCCAACTGCTTAGGGACTGCACCGCCTGCCGTACCATTGCCTGGTGTAAGTACTATGACGTCTCAGGTGTGCGACAGCAGGACCTGTTGGCGCTCGTAAGGTGGGAAGATGACGGAGGAAGAAGATGAGAACCAACAAGACGATGGCAACGGAGCTCGAAAGCATCGCCATGGTACTTCACCTGAAGGGGGAGCCCGCCGGGGATCCCTCTGACTACGACCGGCTCCGAGGGCTATGGCGCGAGGGTATGCCAACGCCAGCGTGGCAGTGTGGTGCGTGTGGGCGAGAATACTCGCTGCTTGACGGGACGGTGGTCTTCGGGCCAAACTCTGGCTGCGCATGTTCGGGGATGCCGGAGACAGTCCGTATCACGCGGGCCGCGCGTGAGATCACCAAGATGGCAGAGGAAATGGGTGAGGCCCTCGAAGCGCTTCAGACATCCCGCGCCGCGGCCAAGTAGCCAGCTCCCAGTTTTCAGGCAACCCCTCCAGGCACTTGCCCCGCCGGGGGAAGTAGGGACTGCGAGAGATTCGCAGCTCACACTGACCCCACTTTCATCGATGGAAAGCATGAGAAGCGCCGACAAGCATTCCAGGATGCGGCGGTAGTCTTGCGCCGCGAGCAGCGACCGTTGCCGGGCGTGCGGGCGCCGGGAGGCGAAGGGACGCGGGAAGCGGAAGGTGGCGAGATGACAGACGAGCACAAGGAAAACTTCGAACTGGTTGTGGTGAAGCGCAAGTGGTGTCCAGAGTGGGCGTACGCTCTAGCGTGCATCGCATTTCGGCGTCTGATGGTAGCCCAGCCCCTTCGCTGCATCTTCCACAGGGAACTCACCGTGCGAGAATCCGCGGCAATTACGGAGGCCAAGAATAGTTTATGACTGACGAACTGCTGCAAGAGATTGTGGACAGGACGATGGGCTTCGAAGGCGCGATTCCCTGGATGTACCGCGACACCAGCCCGGCCGGTATCGTGACGTGCGGCGCCGGCCACGCTCTCTTCTCGGCCGACGCGGCCATCCTGCTACCCTGGCGCATGGGGACCGAGCACGCGCTGCCTGGGCAGGTTCGATCCGACTACCTGGCGGTGCAACTGGCACCGACGGGCCACACCGCCGCGTACTACGCTTCCCTGTCGGCGTGCCGGATGGCCGATGAGGATGTCCGCGGGCTCTGCCGGCTGGACCTGATCTCGCGGTGGGCGACGCTGCGCAAGTTTTTACCCGACGCAGAGTTTTACCCAGATGGCGCACAAAGCGCGCTGGCTGACATGGCATTCTCATTGGGCCCGCGCTTCGCAGCGAATGGCTCATGGCCGGCCCTCACGGCCGCTGTGCTCGCCAATGACTGGCCCGAGGCTGCTCGGCAGTGCCACCGCCGCGGCATCAGCGAGGCGCGCAACAAGGCCGTGGCGGGCATGTTCCTGAGCGCGGTGGGCGCGGCGGCGTAGTCAGACGAAGAGGCGACCCAATTCTTTGGCCCAGGCTTCCGGGCTGATGGCGTTCTTGTGCATGTTGCAGGGAGCGCATAATAGGGCCAGATTATCCGCGTTGTTCGATCCACCGCGCGCGATTGGCTGAACGTGGTCGACGTGCATCTTTTTCGGGCCTTTCTTGAACAAGCGGCACTTGCAGGCATCGCACTTTCCGCCCTGGCTCTCGAATAGATCCGCGATATCCTGCGGGGTGTGGCCGCCGGGGGCGCCCTTGCGCTTCGCTTTCTGATTGCGTGCCGTTACGGCCACCTGCTCCGGGTGCTCTTCGTAGTACTTCTTACGGTACGCGCGGCGGGCCTCGGCATGGCGCTCATAGTTCGTTCGGTTGTACTCTCGGGCTTTCTCTGGCCGTTCTGTACGTAGTCGTTTTCCATGTTCGGCCTGATACGCCTTACGCTCTTCGACGTGGGCAAGCCTCCATTTACGGGTAGCTTCGCGGCCCTCTGCCGCGTGCTCTTGGTGGCGTTTCTTCGCGCGGTCGCGGATACCGTTAGTGTTGTCGGCCCAGCGTTGGCGGTCGTATTCTCGCCGCTCTTCCATGTGTTCTGCGCGATATCTGCGTGACTGGGCGCGGCTGCTCTCGATGCGTTGCTCGGGCGTAAGCCGCTTCTGGACACCTAACACGCGACCGTCTTTGGCCGCAGTCTTCTCCCTGCTCTTTCGGTCAAGTTCACGAGTTCTATCAGGATGATTAGCGCGCCATTCGCGAGATTTCTCAGCTTGCCTTGCGAGCCAAGCGGGATCTTGGCGCTTACGCTGGCGCCAGCGTTTACTTCTTTCAGTAGGGGTCAGCATTCATCCGCCTCCTATTGCGGCTCCTTAGACGTGGGGCGGCAACGCAAGGAAACGTTGTTTTCAGCGGGGTTCATGACGCCCCGCTTAGCCCACTTCGGAGTATACCAAAATGGAACCTGAAACGGAATACGGACCGCTGCTCAAGTACTTCCCTCTGGCTAAAGTCGAGGAAGACGCCGATGGCCGCGCTGTCGCGTGGGGACTAGCAACAGCGGAAATCCCAGACCAGGATGGGGAACGGGCAATTTTTTCAGATACGTGCGTAGCATACGCCGCCTGGGCAGATGCCGCAATGCGATCCACTATAGCGGCAGGCCAGGAAGGGTCGGAAGGTGGAATTCGGCTTCAACATTCATTGCAGATTGCCGGTAAGGCTATCGGCATCGAATATCTGAAGGAGCAGAAGCAGATTTGGGTCAAAGGAAAAGCGGTCAATGACGAAATCAGCATGATGCTGAGAGAGGGCTACCTACGGGGCTATTCGCACGCGGGCCGTTACGCATACAGAAAGTGCGGCGAGTGCGGGACGGTCATTCCGAAGGGAAACGTGTGCCAGTCATGCCACAAGACGGTGATCGTCGACTATGCGCCCGCTCCGCCCATCACAGAATTGAGTTTTTGCGATTCCCCGTGCCTCGCGCAGGCCACATTCTCCTATGTGAAAAGTGGGGGCGGAGGAAGCGAAATTCGGAAGTTCAAAAAGGCCGGCGTGGAGCAAGACCAGACCTGCCCGAAGTGCGAAGAGGAAGTGCCCGTCAGCCACTTGAATGTGGGCGAGCAGGTGAAGTGCCCGAAGTGCGGATGCGAGATGACGGTGAAGGCGGCCGACGCTTATTTCTTGTGGGTCAAGGCAAATGGATCGACTGAGCTTATCAAGGCGGTCGGTAAGGCCGAGGCCAAGACCAAGCGTGTAGACGGTGAAGACCTAACGGCAGGCGACTTCCTGATTGCCACCGACAAGGACGATCCAGAAACGTGGAAACTGCCGTGGAAGTTCTCCTCGGAAGAGAAGACGGTCAGCCATCTCCGCAATGCACTCGCTCGCTTCGGTCAACTCCAGGATGTGCCAGTCGACGTGAAGGCGAAGGCGTGGAAGCGGCTGGTGGGGTTGTGCAAGAAGCACGGGATTGAAGTCTCGGACGACGAGAAGAAGGCGGCGGGCGCAAGCAACGTTCACGGGCTGATCTGCCCAGCGTGCGGTGAGGAGACGGAAGGCGGGGCTGAGAAGTGTCCGAAGTGCGGGCGTGCCTATCAAGTCGATCCGGGGGCGGGGGGCCAACGCAAGCCGAGTCTAGGCGAACCGGGGGATACTGGCGAGGCATTGGGGACTTCGGGGAAGGCGGCGCGGCATCCCACTGGACGTTTTGCTTCACGCGCCTCAGGCGAGCTGCACGATTGCCTGACGGCGGCGGGATACGAGCACACGCGCACGGGGACGGAGGCGCAAGTGGGGCCGCCGGCGGAACCCACGGCGACGGCGTGCTACTCGCACGAGGACGGGCGCCAGCGGGTTACGGTGCGGGAGGACGGAGCCTGGGAGCATGAGGATGGGAAAGGGCGGCGGGTTACCGGCAGCGGGAAGGATGCGCTGGCGGCTCACTTGGCAGCGTGCGGGAAGGCGGCCGGGGCTGAAAGTTTGGCAAAATACTCCGATGACCAACCACGGGATGACCACGGGCGTTGGGGCTCAGGAGCATCTCCTGAACCCATAGCCGAGCAACATTTATGGCAACCGGGAAGTGGGATGATGCGGCCCGCATCGAACGATATAGGGCGCGCCAACGGAAACGCTAGAGCAAACCGCGAGATGGGCCTAAAGAACCTAGGCGCTCTCCAGAGACAAGCAGCAGAAAACCTTAGGGCTCAGGGAGGGACGCCAGAGGAAATAGCATCCCTAAATCGTGCATTCACTATCGCGGGTGAGCATCTAGCGGGTAAACCCCTAATTGAATGGCACTCAGTCAAGGGGTCAGTGCTTCCGGTTAAGACTGACGGCCATGCACTCTTCGTTCAAGCTATGAAGGAACGCCCCGAGATCAAAACCTATATGGATGCCGCTACCTCTCGGATTAAGGGCGGGGCAGGGAAGGCGGCCGGGGCATCAGGGTTGGCTTTGGATTTGGATGGCACGGCGCGCGAGGAAGGCGGCGCGCGGAAAGGGACGGAGCACATGACGGACGAAGCGGTGCAGGAGTTGGTGAAGGCGGAGGTAGCCGCGGCCGTATTGGCTGCCGTGCCTCTCCAGAAAGACCTCAGCCACGTGGCGTATATGTCCGGCATCTTGGCCAGCATGGCGCAACTGCGGGACATGGTGGACGCGGAAGCGAAGCGGGAGAACGACGACCGCGACGTGGCGATCGCGCTCAGCCTGAATCGGCTGATCGATGACGGCAGCGACATTTTGCGAGATCTGGTGGAAGATGAGACCACCGAACTCACAGCGCCGGGTGGTGGCGACGAAGAAGACGAGGGACCGATACAACTCGCCGCCGCGGCCAAAGCTGTGGGGGCCGGCAGTGGAGCGGGCATAGAAGCCGCCACGGCCGCGCTGAACAACCTCTGACCAGGGCCGCCCACTCGGGGCGAACCCAAGCAGTAGACCAACAACAAAAAAGGAGAATTACGATGAATCCAATCTTCGAGCTTGTGAAGGCGGCCCACAAGAGTCTGGCAGCGCATTTCGGCAAGATGGCCGCGCACCACGAAATGAAGGCGGCGCATCACGATGCGCTGGACGGCGTGCACGGGGAGATGGCGGAGTGCCACAAGGCTATCGCCGGGCACCACAAGGCCGCAGGGGCCGAGGAACTGCACGGGGAGCACATGAAGCTCCACAAGGCCCACGTGACCAAGGCCGGGCATCATGCCAAACTCTGCAAGGCACACGGGAAGTTCGCGGAGCACTGCAAGGCGATGGGCGCCGCGCACGCGGAAGCCGAGAAGGCCGTGAAGGCGGATGTGAACGAAGGCGATCTGCAAAAGACCCTCTCCGAGGGAATCGAGCAGATCAGGGCGATGGTGGAGCCGGTGACGGGCGACGTGTTGAAGGCTACCATCAGAACGGTCGTCGAGGACGTGGTGAAGAGCCAGATTGAGCCCAACCTGACGAAGATCGCCGGGATGGAACTGATCGGTCGCGACGGCAAGAAGCTCGATGCGACGAAGGCGGTTCGCGCCGACACCATCGAGTTGTAGCCAGGTAGTCCCTTCAGCAAGTCAATTCCCGCAGCGTCTCACCGCCCCCTCTGTCGGTGAAGCTGTAAGACCAAAACGAGAACAATCAAGGAGCAAAAGCAAATGAGTATGATTCACAGCGCCCTCCCCGACGACAATTACCAGGATGTGCGTGTGCAGGGGGCGGAGATCGTCAAATCCTGGAAGAGTAGCCTTTCCGCTGCGGATGCCGCGCGTCTCGATGGCGCGCGCATTCCGCTGGCGATGCCGCGGGGCGATTACCGCGACTACCGCGTGCAACAGGCCATCGAAGAGTACCTCGGCAAGTGCAAAGACCGCGAACTGCTGGCCCTCGGTCTCATCAAGGACATGGTGAAGGCCAATCACCCGGTCCATCCCATGAGCAAAGCCGGCGGCGTGACAACCGCGAGCGGGTTCAACTTCTACGATCTGCGGGCTCCGGTCATGCTGATCGTTCCGGTGAACACGCCGATGCGCGCCCAGATCGCGAACGTCGGGCCGGTTAACGCCGGCGTCGGTATCGCGGCCAACTGGAACGCGATCACCGACATGGGGATCGTGTACGGCGGCGTTTCCGAAGGGAACCGCGGCGGCGTCATGACCCCCAACCGAGTGCCCTACATCGCCACCTACAAAGAGGTGGCGAGCGAATCCGAAGTGACCCTGACCGCGCAGTTTGCCGGCGAGGGCTACGTGGACAACCTGGCGGGCGCGCACCAGCGCAGCCTGTTCGGGTTGTGGCTCCAGGAAGAGGGTATGATCTGGATGGGCAATAGCGGATCCGGCGTCGGGGCCAACGGGTTCCAGTTCAACGGGACCAGCAACCTGACCGCCACCCCGACCCCGACCTGCTCTGCCGTCACCACCCACACCGTAGGGTCGGCCGGCAACCTCAGCAACCTCGCGGGCGCGGACCTGCCTTACACCGCGGCCCTGACCAACACCCAGTACGTCTCCGTGGCCGTGGTGCTCCTGACTGGTATGGGCAACCCCGCCAACCGGCAGTATGGCTACGGCACGAATCCGTCCATCACCAACAGCCTGACCACCACCTGGTCGCGCACTAATGCCGATGGTTCCAAGGACACCATCCCGGGCGGCATGAGCGCCATCTCGGCCGTAAGCACGCCCTGCGAGGCGTTGAGCGGCGGCTCCCTGCTCACTATCAAGGCCAGCATCCCCCCCGCTTCACTTCCAGTGAAGGGCTGCTTCGGTTATGCCTGGTTCGTGGACGTGGAAAGCAGCAACACGGGTTCCCTGGGCGCCGCTAAACTGGCGGGCATCACCACGGTTCCGTACTGCTACATCTCCGGAACCCCGACCGGCACGCAACTGGGCACCGCCTCGGGGCTCAGCAACGACAACAGCTACAACCCGCTCGACTTCGACGGGCTGTTCAGCAACGCCATCAACTACTCCAACAAGGGGATCAACCCCTCTAGCTACGGCTGGACCGACCTGTACGGCGCGTCGCTCACTTCCCAGAAGAACGGGCGCGTCACCGAGATCGAAAACATCCTGCTCACGATCTACCAAACATGGCAAGCCGGGGTGGACGAACTCTGGATGTCGGCCGACGCCGCCGAGAACCTCGACGCTGCGATTCGCTGGAATGGCACTCAGGCCAGCGGAATGCAAATCTTCTTCACGAGGGATCAGCTCAACAACCTGATCGGAGGGTTCGTGGTGGCCGGCTACCAGAGCCGCTTCGAGACCAACTCCCCGACCGGCGGCAAGGTGCTGCCCATCCGCATTCACCCCATGATTCCCCCGGGGACCATTTATTTCCATGTGAAGACCAATCCGTACCCGCAGTCGGAGATCCCCTTCACGGTTGGCATGATGTTGCAGCGGGACTACTACTCCATCGAGTACCCGCAGACCAGCCGACGATGGACCTTCGGCACGTATCGCCACCAGGCACTGGCCCACATGCTCCCCGGCTTCCCCTGGGTGCTGACGGGCATCGGGCCCTTCTCGGTCAGTTAGTCCGTCGGCGGAGGTAGGTGCGACCATGTTTTACGTGAGATGATCGCACTTACCGCCGTTTGGTTTATCCCGAAAAGATCGGCGATTTGCTGCTGGGAGAGTTGGCCAACTCTGTACATGGATCTGATTTCCATGACATTCTCTTCTGTGAGTTTGGCTGATCCATTTTTCTCTCCGGGGCTCCTGCTCTCTGGGTGCGTGTATTTTCCGTTACGCTTTCCAAATGGGGCCGTTTCTGGCCTCAAGCGGAAATGGTGACGATCCCCGGATACCACCCTGCCCTTTTGCTGGGCGTCTTCCATGTTTTGCTTGTTCGTCCCTCGGAATAGATGAACTCCATTGCAGCAGGCGGGGGTATCGCAGTGGTGGAGGACGAAGAGCGGATAGGGATCGATCCCGTAGTGCAGTCTGTACGCAACGCGGGACGCCCTTATGGATCGGTGGAAGACCTTTAGCTGCCCGTACCCATCGGGGTATAGATTCCCGGTCCAGAGCCAGCATTCAGTATCGGCAGCGCGTTGGACGTACTGCCAGAATCGTTCGATATCAGAATCCGACAATGTGGGGAGCGGCCGGCACTTGATCGGCATATCCACATTATAGCGCGTAAGGATTCGTAGGGTACTAACCTTTTGATTCCGCCGGCGTCGCTAGCGGGATCGAGTTTGGATGGGCGCCGGTCAACAGAGGGACTGGCGCCCGATTCAAACCACACAGCCATCAGGAGAACACACAGCCATGAGCTACAGCCAACTCAGCCAACCTGCCGCCGGCGCCGGGGAGACCCTTCCCGCGCGCATGGATGCGCTCGAAGCCCTACAGGTGGCGAAGCAAGTCGCCAGCCTGTCTGGAACCCACTTCTACGCCGGGGACGCGGTACCGACGGCCTTCACGGGCTACGGCACGGACACCGCCGGAATTGCCACTCAGGTCTGGGTGAGCGAAGTTCGCATCCACGGAAACTCGCTCATCACCGGCATCTCATTCCTCACCGGATCGGTAGCCGGGACGGATAGCGTCATCGTCATCCTGTACGACGCCAACGGCAATGTGGTTGCCAACTCGGCGCTGGCGGGAACGACCGTTACGTCGAGCACCACCGCCTTCCAGCGGGTGCCCTTCACGACCCCGTACCAGGCCGCTCCCGGCCTGTACTACATTGGCGTGTCCACCAACGGGACGCACGCCAAGATCCAGACCCAACCTGCCGGCGACCACAATGCCGGCATCATCACGGCGCAGACCTTCGGGACGCTGGTAGCGATCACCCCGCCCACCACGTTCACCGCGAGCAAAGGGCCCGTGGCTATGACCTATTGACGGGGCCGGACAGGCCAAATAGAAAAGGAGAAAACGATGTACCTGCAACTCACTCAACCGACTCCCGAGACCCTGCTCGACCGCGTGAACAACCTGGAAACCCTGGAAGTAGCGGCGCGCGCGGCCGGGATAAACGGAACCCACTTCTACGCCGGGGGCTATGTCCCCCCAACCCTCGCCACTGGCGGGACCAACACCCAGGGGATCGCGAATGCCATCTGGGTGTCCGAGGTCCGGGTGTTCGGAAACGCGCTCCTGACCGGCGTGTCCGTCCTGCTCGGCGGGACGGGCGGCTCGGATCACATCCAGGCCATCCTGTACGATTCCGCCGGGAACGTCCTGGCGAAGTCGGCCAGCACCACCGTAGTGGGGACTCTCAACACGTTCCAGCGGCTCGCGTTCGCCACGCCTTACCAGGCGGCGCTGGGGCTCTATTACATCGGGGTCACCACGGACGGGACCACGGCGTACATCAGGACTCAGGCCGCGGGCGATCACAACACGGGGGAGATTACTGGACAGACGTTCGGAACTCCTACCGCGATCACGCCCCCGACGACATTCACGGCCGCTACCGGGCCGGTCGCGCTTTTGTACTAACCACCTTTTGCGAACTTCGGCCGTTTCCTCCTCCGGGCGGCCCGAAGCGTGCGGACGGTACCCGCCAACGCCGGAACGTAGGCCGGCGTGAAATTTCAGTAAATAAGGAGCACCACCATGCGTCCCTTTCGATTGTGTATCGCCTTCCCCGCGCTCGCCTTCCTGCTGGTGGCGCAACCCACTCAATATGCGAAGTACCCGTCGGCCATCGCCACGGACACGGATCTCCTGCTGCTCAATGTGGGCAGCACCACGCTGGCGTCGTTCGTGGATGCGTCGGCGACATCGCTCACATTCGTAGGGACGAACCCGTTCGCGGCTCCACTGGCGGTGCAGATCGGCAGCGAACTGGTATTCTGCTCTGGGTCGAACGGAAACGGCCTCACCGGCTGCACGCGCGGATGGAAGGGGACGAAGGCGGCGTCGCACGGGGCAACCGCCGCTGTAATGTCTTGGTACAACGACACGCAGCAACTAGCGAAAGAAGTTGAGGCCATCGAGGCCAACCTGGGAGTCGCGCTGGCAAACGTGCAACCGGCGGCATCCTTAGCGCCCATGACACAACTGCCAGCGGCGGCTGCCGCGACCATCGGCCGCGTCTACACGTGGACGAAGGCGCCGTACGCCGACTTCTGCCCTGACTCCGGCGGCGGAGGCTATCTCGGAACGGCAACGGCCAGTTGCGTGACCCTCGACGGTTCCACCTGGCAGGCCATTCTGTTGGCGTCCACAACCACGGTCGGCTCGGAATCGCTGAATGAGGGCGCTTTCGCCACGCACGTCAAATGGACGGCAACTGGCGATTGGGCGTTCACGGGCGGGGCCGCGGTATTCACTGAGAGCACGGGCAGTGGCCAGATTACCCAGACCAGCGCAAACATGGCCATCGCGCCCGTTGCCAACGCCATCTACAAATTCACATACGATGCGACCAGCACCAGCGCAGAGGATCTGGCGGCCTACATCACAACGGGAGTTCCTGCCAGCCCGCCGGTCGGGTTGACGCTTGGATCTGACAACGTGCTTTACTTCACCTCCGCCGGGTCCGTGACCAACTTCGTAATCGGGGCGTCGGGGACCAGTGGCAACCTCACGCTCGATAATCTTTCCCTGAAGCAGGTGACCAGTGGCTCGCTTCCTGTTGGGAGTTTGAGACTGCTGAACCTGATCGGGCTCGGCAAGTTGCCGCTCTGTATCGGGACCGATGGGACCATCACGGCCGGCACAAACACCGGCGGCGTTCTCGCTTGCCCGTAGAGTTCAATCCCCATGTCCAGCCTACTCACTCCCAACGCGCTCGATCTGACCACACTTGCCGACGTGAAGACGTGGGCATCGCTCCAGGGTGGCGTGGTGGACACCACCATCCCGCTCGCCATCTCGCCGGGCAATGGCGTGGTGGTGACGCCGGCCACGATGGCGAACATCGCCGTGGGGTCCGATCTCTGGGTAGACAGTGGCGTTAACCGGGAAAGCGTGAAGGTCGCGGCGGTGACATCCTCCACCTTCACTGCGAACTTCGCCTTGGCTCACGCCGCGGCCTCAGTGGGTCCGCCGGTTGTTCCCGCGACTCCGGTGTGCACGGCACAGGACGGGCTGCTGGCGGGCATGATAACGGCGGCCAGCTTGTATTGGCTGCGCAAGACGGGGCGCGTGCACGTTGACGGGTCCACCCCGGCCACATCGAGCCTTGTCGAGCAAGTGACGTGCGGACCGGAGTGGTACGACGGGAACGGCAACGATAGGCTGTTTTTGCGGCTGTGGCCTATCGTGTCGGTTTCGGAACTCAGCATCAACGGGTTGGCGATTCCGGCGAGCACCAGCATCACGGCGCCGGGCTTTGTGATCGACCAGGGGGGCAAGTGCCTGGCGATGCGCAGTTTCGGCGGCGGGTGGAACGTGTCCAACTGGCGGAGTCGGTACGCGCGGCCGTACTGCTTCGCGCGCGGAACCCAGAACGTGGAAGTCAGCTACGTGGCCGGCTTCAATGGCGTGCCGGACGATGTGGCGGAAAAGTGCTGCAAGATGGTGGTGCTCACGTTCAAGCGGCGCGGTTGGGTGGACCAGTCGAGCCAGATGATTCCGCAGGCGGGGACGATCTCATATCGTTCGTGGATTTTCGACCCCGATATTTTGGCCGTTATGGATGCGTATCGGACCGTGCCGGTCTTCTGACCCGCGACAAAACGCGCTCGGATTATTCCTCGTTTTATTCCACGCCATGTCCTTCACCCTAACGCACAATACCGAGGTGGTGGCCGCCCGGCTGCGAGGCCGCGGCGCGGGGTTGCGCACATCGGTGCAGGAGTGTTTCGACCGAATCTCCAAGGACCTCCAGAGGTCCATCCAGAATGACTACTTGGAGGGACAGGTTCTTCATCACCGCACGGGGTTGCTCAAGGGCAGCGTCCGGCGGTGGGTAGAGTGGGGCGGGAATTACACCGGAGCGGGGCCGTTCACTATTTCGGCCGTCGTTCAGGGCGGCGGCGGGTTGGCGGCATACGGGGCTATCCACGAATACGGAGGCACCTTCACGATCCCAGAGCACATGGCGCATCGGACCAAGAAGGGAGCGCGGGTGATGCGGCGGGCGGGCATTCATCCCATCGCCGACAGTTGGACGGTACGCGCGCATCAGGCGACGTTCCCCGAACGCAGTTTCATGAGGGCCGCGCTTCATGCGAACGAGCCGGAGTACCTGTCTTGGATTGAGCGGGCGGTCGGAGAGGGCATTCAGCGATGAGACATCTCGGAACCTGCACCACGGACTCCGGCGGGACGGTCGTAACCCGCGCGCGCGGTCGATCCTTCGACGCCACGTGGGCCACACTGCCGCTGGTGATCGGCGGCGCTACGGCCACAATTGCGTCGGTGCAATCGGAATCGCAGCTCACGCTCGCCAGTTCCATCGGGCCGTTCACCACCACCCCAGTCACGTACGGGCCTTGTCGCGAGACCATCTACCAGGCGCTGTTCAACCTCATGAAGGGCAGCATCCAGGGTCTCAGGAACGTGTGCCGGCGGTCGGTGGTGTTCAGCGACCTTCCACCGGAACAACAGCCGGCGCTCTACCTGGAGCAGATCGGGGAGTCGCCCAAGACCGGGCCCACCGGCGGGCTGGCGTACCAGTGGGACATGGACGTCATGCTGGGGCTGTACGTCTTCAACGAAGACCCCGATCAGGTCTTCCCGAATATGAACCCGCTCTTGGACGCCATCGAAGCAGCGCTGCCGGGAGACAACCCCAGGAGCCCCGGGGGCCATCCGCAGACGCTGGGGGGCCTGGTGGAGTGGGCGAGGCTAACGGGCGAAGAGAAGCCCTACAGCGGCGCAAAGGGCGGGCAAGGATTCGCCTACGTGCCCGCGCGCATTACCACTTGGTAGGCAGCACGGTTTTCAACGGGCCGGCGGCGCCGGCATTTCCAAATAACAGCAGAAAAGGAGCAGCATCATGAGTCAACTCGTTCAAGGCGGCGTCGGGGATGTCATCTGGGTTCCCAATTCAGTAACCTCGGGAATCAGCGGCCCGACTCCGCGGCGTTTCGGCATCCTCCAGGATGTCTCTGTCGATTTCAGCGGGTCCACGAAGGAGTTGTACGGCAAGAACCGAATGGCCGCCTTCATTATGGACACCGAGTTCAAAATCAGCGGCAAAGCCAAGGGTGCGCAGTTCAAGTCGGACCTGTTCAACATGTTCTTCGGGGCCCCCGCGCCGACGTCGGGCAACACCCGGCGCGTGTCTCTCGATGAGGCCATCACACCCACCGGCAGCGGCGTGGCGACCGTAGCCCAAGCTGCCACGTTCGTCGAAGACCTCGGCGTCTACGATGCGATCACCGGGCTGTGGAATATCAACATCAGCGCCACCGGCACTCCGGCGGCGGGGCAGTACAAGGTCAGCACGGGCGGCGTCTACACCTTCTTCTCGACCGACACGAACCCGAAGCAGATCACCTACAGCTACACCGTGGCGAGCGGCGGCGGTAGCGTGTACTTCAACATCCCGAACATCGCCATGGGCAGCGGCCCGCGCTTCGCCGTCGTCATCAGCAACGCGCAGATCGACGGAAAGATGGTCACGATTCGATTGAATAAGTGCCTCAGCAACAAACTGTCAATAAGTTGGAAGTTCAACGACTGGAACATCCCCGAGTTCGACTTCGCTGCGATGGACGACGGGACCGGATATATCGGCAGCATCAACCAAGACGTGGCGGCGTAGTTCAGCGGCCGGGTCTGACACAAAACAGTGAACAGCGCGGGGCGGCAATAACCGGCTGCCCCGCTTGGGAGGAAATCGAACATGCCACAGACCGTAGCGTTCGGCGGGAAGATGTTCCGCCGGGGAAACTCATATATCATCCTACCGTCCATGAGCCTCGGGGACGCCGAAGCGTTGGAAGCCGATCTCGAAAAGTGCTCCGACAAGGCTATCCCGTGGAAGGACCGGCGCGACTTGATGCTCACGGCCATCCATGCCGCGGCGGCGCTCAACTACCCGAAGATCACGCTGGCCGAGGTGAAGGCGTTCTTCACCTTCAAGAACGTGTTCGAAGCGTACGCCATCGCTACCGGGACCAGCGGCGAAGATGAGGTGTACGAAGCGTTGGGGGAATTTCTGCCAGCGGGGGAAAGATCTCCTGGCGCGACATCCGCTGGCGCATAGCCACAGTGACCGGGTGGCCGATGGAGTACATCCGGTGGAAGGTGACGGTGCGGGATGCCATGGACGGCATCCTGTACTGGTCGAAGAACCCGCCGGTGCATGAATCGGTAGCGGCCGTGTTCTCTTCGCGCGAAGCGGGGCCGGTCGCGGCGCCGTCTTCCCGCAAGTCAGCCGCTCCGCCGAAGTCCACCGCCACGTTCGCCGGGCTTGAAGGCTTCGGGATGCGCGTGAATCCGACGCCGGTGAAGCCCATGCAACTCAATCCGCTGCGATTCGACCGGAAGACCGCATAGAGCCAATACTCATGCCCGACGATCAAGTCCAAGTAAAAATCACGGGGACGGACGAAGCGAGTCCGGCATTCGCGCAGGGCGCCGCGTCTGCCGACGACTACGCGTCCAAGCTCACTTCCCTGGGGTCGGTGTTCGATTCCTTCACGGATCGGATCGCGGCCAACGTGCAAGCGCAGCAGGACGCGGCTTCCCAGATGAGCAGCATGGGCGCGGGCCTGGATGCGTGGGCGGACCAGCACCGGCAAGCCACCGCGGCGGCGGAAGCGCTGAAGCCGGCCGTTCAGGCCGTTGGGGAAGAGGCGCAGAAGGCCGGCGGGATGTTTGAGGGATTCGCCGAAAAGGTTGGCGATTTCATCAAGCATCCGCTGGAAGCGGCCGGCGATACGGCCACCAGCTTTCTGGAGACACTGGGTCCAGTCGGCGCTGGCATTACCGTAGTTGCCAGCTCGATGGCCTTCCTGGGGAAGGAAACCTACGACCTCGTAAACGAAGAGGGCGCCGCCGCGCGTGGCACTCAGAACTTCGCCAACATGCTTGGCCTGGGATTCGAGCAGACCAAGAAGCTCGGCGAGATGGCGCGCATAGTCGATGCCGACGTTGGCGGGCTCGCGCGGGCATCCTTCCGGTTGGCCGAGGCGTTGGAAGATCCTACGGGGGCGGGTAAGAAGCAAGCCGAGGCACTGAAGGAGATCGGCGTGACCGCCACGGACACTGGCGGGGCGCTGCTGCAAGTCCTTCAGAACCTCTCCGAGATCCCTGACAAGACGAAACGCGTCGAAGAGGCGCACGTTCTGCTGGGGCGCGCATCCTTCCAGATCATGCCCCTCATTGAGAACTACGACCGGCTCTCGGAGGCCATCGATAGCCTGGGCGGCGTTGTCGATGAGCGTGGCGTCCAGAGCATGATTGAGGCCCGCGAGAAGATCAACGAGTTGGCGATCGCGTGGGATCACCTGAAGGAGGGATTTGCGGCGAAGTTATCACCGATTGTCGAGATGGTTGTCAACGTCGTCCGTGGCATGGTCTCGGACGAAGGGGAGGATTCGGCCAAGCAAGGGACGTTGGCGGGTGCTATCTCTTCCGGGTTCAGCGGCATCAGCACTCTCGCCAAAGGATGGGGAGAGGCGGTGTGGTCTGGGTTCTCCACTGTAGGCAAAGCACAACTCGCCGCCCTCAGAGCGGTTGGTTCCATGCCAGTTCCCACTGGTGGAAAGCCCGAACCTGGATTCATGGGCCCGAAGTATGACCCTCTTTCAGCGGCAACATCGGCTGCCGCGGCCCCTGGGTTGGCGGTTGCGCAGAAATCCGCTGACGCTCTTGCTGCTGCTGCGGATCGGTGGAAGGCAGGCCAGGCCGGTTCGCTGGAAGGTCTCAAGGCCGCCCTTTCCATGGCGGAGGATGCTGATAAGAAGTTGGTAACTGCTCTGGAAAAACCTGGAGCGTTTACGGCCTCCGGAGCAGCGGAAGAAGTTGGGCTGCGTAAGCAGATTGCAGAAATTCACGAAAAGATCAAGGCCGCCGAGAAGTCCGAGTCCGGCTCCGGCGTTGCCGAGAAGAACGCCGCACTGGAGAAGCAGATCGAGGGCGAGAAGAAGGTGGCGCTGCTGGGCGTGGACATTCGGCGGGATGCCGACAAAGCGACGCTCGCCATCGGGAAGATGTCGGCCGAAGAGCGGCAGTGGTTCGAAAACGAGATTTTGGTACGGGCGGAGAACGAGCGTTACGAGATCGAGCGGAAGGCCGCCGAGAAGGTGGCCGCGCTGAAAGCCGCTACTGCCAAGGCAGAGCATAAGCCAGCGGAGGTTGACGACACGCTGGCGGTGCTTGCGGCACAACACACGAAGACCCTTGCGGAACTTGGGAACAAGGACTTGGAAGCGCAGGATAAGAACAACGACGCGATGGTCAAGAACATGCAAGAGTTCTGGAACCGCGTCGATTCCGAGGGGCAGAAGTCATTCGAGAAGGAGCTGGCGCTTGGAAAGCGGCGCATGGAAGAAGCGAACCGGGCGGCCGAGATCATGGCCAACGCCGAGATAGCGCACGCTACGCGCGTCTACGATGCCAATAAGGCGTCGGTGGAAGACGATGCGAAGAACCACCGGATCAGCCAAGCAGCGAAGGTCCAGCAGTTGAAAGACCTGGAGACGCAGGAGTACAAATCGCAGGCAGGTTCTGCTATGGGGGAACTCACCAAAGCGCAGACGGCGGGGCCGATGGGTGGGCCGGACCTGGGAGCCGTTGCGGCAGCTCAAGCAAAAATCCAAGCGTTGAACGATAAGTACCTGGCCGCCATGGCGAAGCTGAATATCGAATCCAAAACGGCTATGACCACGATGCAGGACACCATGGTGAAGGGCATCACCTCCATTTCCAGCGCGTTCGACTCCGGGTTCAACTCATGGATCAAAGGCGGGAAGTCTTTCGCCGCGTCCATGGCTCAGTCCTTCCGCGAGATGGCGGACCAGATGATAATGCACATCGAGCGGGCCGTCACCCAAATGATTGCCCAGGCCATTATCCACAAACTGGTCGGCACGGAAATGGGCATGACCGACGCGCGCACGGCGTTCAAGAATACCTATGCCGCTGTGACCGCCATTCCGGTGGTAGGGCCGTATCTGGCTCCAGAGGCCGCGGCCGCCGCGTTCGCTGCCGTGGCGGGATTCGCCGAGAAGGGCGCCGACATGCCATCCACCGGCGGACCGTTCCCGATGTTTCTGCACAAAGGGGAAAAGGTTCTGACGGCAGACCAGACGAAGAACTACAACTCCGGCGGTAACACGGTGAACCATCACTACAACGTGGCCTACCATGCCGCCGCGGGTGAATCTCCTGGCTCCATCATGGCGAACAAATCGCAACTCAAGAAGCTGATGCGCGAAGTGATTCGGCCTTATGCGCCGGCCGGACAGGCGGCATTCTGATGTCGAATGCGATCTTCACGGGCGTGGGCATGGCGGGTCTCACCTTCCCGATCACGCGCCGAATGCAGACGTCCACAATCCAGCAGACCAGCGCCAGCGGGATGGAAGTGCGCTCGCCGAACTATCAGTATCCGCGCTGGCAGTGGGACCTCATATTCACGTATCTGAATCAAAACGGTTCCATTTCCGACTACCAGAACTTCCTCGGATTTCTGGGGGCGCGGAGTGGCCCGTACGACAGTTTCCTGCTTTACGATGAGAACGACTGCTACGTCTCGAACCAGATTATCGGGACGGGCAACGGCGTTACCCTCGCGTTCCAACTCCAGCGCTCGAATGGCGCGCAGACGCAGCCGATCTACGACATCAACGGGATCACGACCACCCTGGCACCCGCGCCGGCGGTCAACATCTACGTGGCGGGGGTGCTCCAGTCGATCCACTACGGCGTCTCATCCACCGGGCTGCTGACGTTCGACACCGGCTATGCTCCAACAGGGCTTATCACCGCCGACTTCGGGTACTTCTGGCGGGTGCGAGTGGAAGGCGACGAACTGGAGATGTCGGTCATGGGAGTTGATCAGGCGCAACCGGCCGGCCGGCTGGGGAACGTGGCGGGGATCTGGGAATGCCGCAAAGTCACTCTTCAGAGCGTGCGGGCCTGAGAGGATGTTCTGGCAGGACTCGAACCTGCAACTCCCGCGCCGGCAGTTTGCTTCCGGGCGTGAACGGCCGTGTCACGTTCCTTTGGACTCGCTGATCCGTGTAGCATTGACTGCATCGACTGCCGCGAGCGCTCTGGTCTTCTTCCATTGATCTACAGAACATCCGAAACCACTATACCATGAGAACCAATGTCGATTCCGCGCTGGTGACCTACCTGAACGCCGCGGCCCTGGCGTCCGTCGGTGGTGTGACGTCGGTGGTGGATTTATTCACTATCACGCTGGTGGGCGGCACAGTGCTGCGCTTGGCCTCATGGGATCAGGACATCGTGTGGGGCGGCCACACGTTCAGCAGCGCCTGGCCGTATGTAAACCGGTCGAAGCTCCGGATGGCCGTCGGGCTGGAGCCCAGCGAGATGGACCTGTCGATCTTCGCGCCGCCGCAAGCCGAGATCGGAACCTACACCGTGCTGGCCGCCATCGCGCAGGGCCAGTTCGACGGCGCCGCCGTGCAGGTAGATCGGCTGTACCTCGACAACACCTTCGCCCCCATCGGCGCGATTTACAAGTGGTTCTTGGGGCAGGTGGCCGACATTTCGGAACTGGACCGCGCTCATGCAGTCCTGACCTGCAAGGACAAACTGGAGCTGCTGAACACCAACGTGCCGCGGAACCTCTACGGGCCGGGCTGCCGCCACACGCTGGGCGATGCGGGGTGCGGGGTGAACCTGGCGACGTACACGGTGGCCAGCACGGTGGCCACAACGCCGGCATCGAATGCCAGCGTGATCCAGACCAACCTCAGTGTCAGCAGCTACCCAGGCCCGCTTCCGACGCCAGTTTCCGGCCCGACGCTGAACTCCGTGCATCCCACGGCCACGGGCCACAACCTCTACGCGCCGGTCACGTACTACGCCCGGGTGACGTACACCGGGCCGAACGGCGAGAGCCTGCCGGGCCCGACCAGCGCCGTTTACATCACCAGCGGGGCGTACTACATCCAGGCGACGTTCAACATCCCGACGCCCATGCTCTCGTTGGGGGTGAGCGGGTGGAACCTCTACGTGGCGGCGGTGGCCGGCCTCCTTCCTAATCCCCCCTACATTTCGGATTATGCGTGGAGTCCGGAGTCGCCCAGCGGAAATGAGCAACTTCAGAACTCAGCCCCGTTTTCTTCTGGTGCCCGGTGGACGGAGCCTGGCAGCGGCCTCGTACAGGGCCAACCTGTGCCCTCGGTGGCGACCAGCGGGTACTTCGCCCTGGGGACCATCAAGTTCAACGACGCGGCGCATGGCGGCGGCGTAAACGCCGGGATCTCCCGTTTCATCAGCGGGTACGATGGGTCGATCTCGGTGCTGCCACCGCTTCCGGGCGTGCCGGCGGCCGGCGATGCGTTCACGGTTTGCCCCGGTTGCCCGAAGACGTGGAACGCTTGCGCCGGAAAATTCACTGCGGTGAATCCGGCGCCGGTGGGGAATACTACTTTCTACGGAGGGACTGATTTTATCCCCCGTCCGGAGATGGGCAGCGCATGACGGAATTTGAGCAACGAGCCGCAGTGGTGGCCGAAGCGATGCGCTGGACTGGCACGCCCTTCGCGATGAATTGCGCCATCCGGGGCGTCGGGGTGGATTGCGCGAGACTCGCAGCCGCTGTATACGTCGAATGCGGACTGCTCAGCCCGCTGGTGCTGGCCACACTGCCCCACTTCGCGGCCGATTGGGCGCGACACACCTCGGATGAGGGATATCTCCGGCTGGTCCAGCAGCACCTGCGCGAGGTTGACGCACCGCTGCCGGGCGACATGGCCATCTTCAAGTTGGAGCGTATCTGGGCGCACGGAGCCATCATTATGCAGGCATGGCCGACAATTATGCACGTCTGCCGGCGCGGGATGCGGGTGAGCCTGGCCGATGCTCACCAGGAGCCTCTTCTCAAGCGGCGTCCGGTGAGGTTCTTCTCGCCATTCGGAGCTTAGTGGATGTGTTTTGTCCAAGACAACGTGAAACCTTCATGAAACCTTAATCTGCGGGTGGTGGACGGGGGAGCGAGACGAAAGAAACAGACCTTCCTGTTCCTCTCGTCACAGCGAAATTCTGCGGTATGGAGCCACGGTATTCGCTTCGACGGGTGCGGTTTGATCTTGGCACGCACCTGCCCGTTCCTCTTCTGCGGAGTCTGGAGTTGCACCTGACGATGCCCCGCACGGTATAACGCAGGTCGCCGCGGCCGGGCTCTTGACGTATTGCCGGGCCGCCGCGGGCTTTGATACCCGCTACCCGCCTGCGTCCCTTTCGACGGCTACCTCGACCTCACCGAGCGGTTGCGCAAGAATGCCTACGTTTTGAATCGGGCAAGCCGAATTGTTATAGAGCTTCATCCTTGGGCCTTGAGCGTTCCAGTGGGGGCGGGGCGGCTCAAGGGATTTGAACCCCACCCCGAGACTGGTGGCTCTGTCGGAGCTACCGACAAACTCAGAATACGCCTGGCAGCCTAAAAAGTCAAATGCTCAAATCGCCCACGAACGCGCACAGCACCAGCCAATTGTTCGGGCTTGCCGTGCAACGCAGCCTAAATGGCACGGTAATTCCCATCGTATACGGACGGCGGCGCCTGGCCGGAAACAGCGTTTGGGTTGCGAACTGGGCCGCTAACCCGATCACTTCCGGCGGAAAGATGGGTGGAAAGGCCGGCGGATCGGGCAAGAGCGGTTCGAACCAGCAGTACGACTACACCTGCTCCCTGCTAATTGGGTTGTGCCAGGGGCCGATAGGCGGCATCGTCAACGTCTGGAACGATAAAGACCAGTACCAGCTTTTCCGAGTGACCCACACGTATACCGTCTCCGCGGGTTCATCGCCGCCCTACACGTACACCACGCCGGAGTCGGGGTACAACCCGCACGGGAACTCCTGGTATCTGGACAACGGCGTTTCGCGCGCCGACACCACCACGATAACGGCGGACGATTCAGGGTCTCCGGGGCCCAGGACGTTCACGGTAACGCACCAGACGCCGATGCAGTTGGTCCCGATCCTGGGCGGCGTGCCAAACATAAGACAGGACAACTTCGTCGCCGATGGCGTCAACCTGACCTTTGCGCTCTCGCAACCGGCCAGCAGCATCACCGGGGTTCAGTTGACAGACCAGTTCTCGACTGTCACGTATCCCACGTTCGGCACGTCTGGGGCGGTGGATTTCACCTACACCGTCGGGTCCACAATCCTCACGCAAACCGGAGCCGTTCCGGCCGCCGGCGATACTTCCGAACTGCTGGTGACGTATGCCACGGGCGGAGGTTCCGCTTCGCCAGGGCTTGGCCAGTACACCCTGAACGTGGACAGCGGCGGGGCGCACTACCTGTTCTCCGCGGCGGACGGGGCCAACAGCGCCGTAATGACCATCGACTACATGGTCATGACGTCCAATTTCAGCACCACCGGAGATCCGCTCGTACACCTGGACCTAGTGCTATTTCCTGGCACGTTGGGGCAGGCGCCGTGGAATTTCCTGGTGAGTAACTTCCCCGGGCCCCAGGCCGTCGGTTATTCCGAACTGGCGTGCGTCGGGAGCGCCCTATTCGACCTGGGCTCCGCCGGGATGTTGCCGAACCTGAATTTCGAGGTTGTCGGATTCGTGCCGTTCGGCGGATCCATCGTGGATTGCTGCGCGGCCGACGTCATCAAGGATTTGCTCACCAGCCCGCTATACGGGCCGCTGGGGTGGGACGCCGCAGACCTTCCGTCCGATAGCGCCACCTGTGGGCTGGGGCCGTCTGGCGAGCTTTACACGTACTGCGCGGCCAACGGGTTGTTCGTGTCGCCCTTGCTCGACTCCGCGCAGACGGCCGCCCAGTTCATCCAGGACGTCATGGAGGTCCAGAACGGGAACTGCTTCTGGTCCGAGGGCCTGCTGAAGTTTCGGTCGTACGGCGACACCAGCGCCATCGGAAACGGTTCTACGTTCACCCCGAACACCCAACCGCAGTACGACCTGGACGATGACGATTTCCTTTGCGCGCCGGGGGAAGTGCCGATCAAGCTGACACGCCCGAGCGTGCGGGACGCCTACAACCAAGTCACGGTAGAGTGGTGCAACAGATCGAACCAGTACAACGCCGAGCCGGTGACGGAGGAAGACGCTTGTCACGTGGGGCTGTACGGCGCGCGGCCGGCCTCGCCGGTGAGCCAGCACATGATCTGCGGCCAGGCGACGGGCGCGGCGGTGGCCCGCACGCTGGTGCAGCGGAAGTGCTATATCGAGGGCGGCTGCACCTATGAGTTCAAGTTGAGCGCGGCGATATACCCCCTCTTGGAGCCGATGGACATCGTGACCATCACGGATCCCTACCTAGGGTGCGTGAAGAAGCCGGTGCGCATCGTTTCCATCGAGGAAGACGATCAGTTGGCCCTCACGGTGAAGTGCGAAGAGTTCCCGTGGTCCGTTTCGGCGCCGACGCTGCACGGGAAGCAGGTTACCGGCGCGATGGGGCCCGGGTACTACGCGGACCCCGGATCCGTGAACCCGCCGGTGTTCTTTGAGGCTGTGGCTGGCATGGCCTCGATTCCGCTCTACACCCTCCTGATGGGGCTGAGCGGCGGCCCGCATTGGGGCGGCGCCACCATCCACATGAGCGCCGACGGGGCCAGCTACAGCATGGTGGGGCGGCAGACGGGCCCGGCGGTCATGGGGGTGCTCACGGCCAGCCTGGCGGCCAACGCAGACCCCGATTCTACTGGCACGCTGGCGGTTGACCTGACCATGAGCCTCGGGACGCTGGAATCCTACAGCCAAACCCAGGCGGACCAGGACGTCTCGCTGATCCTGGTGGACCAGGAGTTGATGGCCTACCGGACGGCCACGCCGGTGAGCGCGTGCGCCTACAGCCTGACCTATCTTCGTCGCGGCGTGTTCGGAACGCGCATCCAGGCCCACGCGGCCGGCGCGCTGTTCTGTAAAGTCGATCCGGCCATGTTCGAAGCGCCGTACCAGTGGAGCGACGTCGGGCAGGTGCGGTACTTCAAGTTCACCAGCTTCAATTCCGCCGGCATGATGGAACAGGACGTCTCGCTGGTCGCGGCCTACGAGCACTTCATCACCGGGCCGCGGGCGCCGTTCCCGTGGTCCCCTGGTTACGTGGCTCCGCTGGCGGGCGATGCAGTGTACCCAAAGGGCGCATCAGGCAAGGGCACGTTCGGCTTACAGCCGGTCTACGGCATCGACGGCAGCGGTGCCCCAACCGTGGGGGTGTCAATCAAGGGCATCCCGCCCATCACCCTCACATCGCAACTGCTTCAGCCGCCCGTCATTTCGTGCACCGTCGGGACCGCCGGGGCGCTGGCGGCGGGCGTCTACGAAGTGGCGGTCGCGGCGTTCGACACGGCCACGCCGTACCGGAACACGGACTTCTCGAACATCGTGTCGGTTGTGATTCCTTCCGGCGGGACCGGTTCCATTGCGGTGACGATCACCTGGCCGACAGGGGCGAACGGCGGCGACGTCTACCTGGCATCCCCTTCGGGCAGCGTTGGGGGATGGCATCAGAACCAGGGCGTGGCTTCCGGCGTGACGTCGGCCGTCATCACGGCGTTCGCCGAGAACACCCCCGGCGGCCCGGATTCCGTGGCGGACCATCTCGCGGTTCAGTGGTTCAAGGAAGTGCACGGTGGCCCGTGGGCTCAGCAAGTGCAGGGCGTAACGGGCGTAACGTCTAACACCGTCACCATCGCCGGCGCCGGCATGACCACGGACCAGTGGGCGAATCGGACTGCCACACTCCTGGCGAAGTACGACCCGTCGCTGGAACTGCCGGTCCTGAACCTTCCCGTCGCCCACAGTTCCCTTACCGATACAGGCACAGGGATGTTCACCCTCACCATCGGGGCGAACTCCGCCGGCCACACGCTTCCGGACTTGACCACCCTGCTGGCCGTCGGGGACCTGCTGGTGATGCGGAACTACGCCACGTTCACCGCGACCTCGTTCACCGATTCCGAGATAGCCAACCCCTATTTTCCTGGCGGAGACACGGGCATTGAGGCGGGCTACCTCGTTATGGTTCTCACGGGGGCTGACGCGGGCGACGTCCAAGTGGTGAAGGACGTCACGGGGAGCCCGCAGACCACAGTGAACCTGGCCGGCCAGTGGGCTATCACGCCAGCCACCGGGGATCTGGTGATTGTGGTCGAAGCGTCCACCGAGCCCGCGAAGCTCAGCAAGTCGATGATGATTCCCAACAACGCCCTGTCCATGCAGGTGGCCGTTCCGGATCTGCCAAACGAGTCCGGCCAAGTCTGGGTGTTCCAAGTGAAGGTGGAAGACGCCAACGGGAACTCAGCGTCGATTTCCTCAGCCCCAATGCGGGAGATGTATCTGTTCCACTCCCAGGGCACATCGCTCACGGTGAGCTAAACGATGCCACTGCTTATCACAGAGAAGATCACGGACGGGACGCGCCTGTGTGACGCCACGAATCAACCTGTGGTCTTCACGCTTCTTCCGTTCTCACAATCCGCCAACAAGCCCGTGCGTGTCCAGAAGGTGGATGGCTCCGCCAACACCGTCACGGTTCAGTGCGATCCATCCACCTCGGACACATTCGTCGGCGGCGGAACGTCCATCATCCTTACCGACAACTCCACGTACTCCTGGACCGAGATCCAGCGCAGCGAGTCGGGCATCCCGGCGCAAGTAACCGGTACGGGCTCCATCGGAAGCGGCACGGCTGCAACCGTGACGGGGTTGTCCGCCGATGAGCGTTCAGCTTCTGTCTACCAGGACGTCGAAGCCGGGCTGCACATGCTAATCGATATCGTTCCGGTGATGTCGGGCGTGCCCGCTACAGTTCGGTTGTGGATCGACCCCGGTACGGGAACGTTTCAATGGCTTGACCAGTATGCACTGACAACGGTCGGGCAGGTTGTTACAACGGACCAGTGGGTACCGACCAATCCCGCATACGGGAATTGGCGCGTGGCCGCGGCTTCCGGGGACGGAGCACAAGACACTCCTCCGGTCTCCGCGATCATCGCATCGTTTACGGTCCAGGTTGCGCAGCCGTGCCCGGCGAACGATATCACGGACGCTTTATTCGTTCCCGATGACACTGATGACCTGATGACCTACGCCGTCAACGTAAACGGCGTGCAGTGCTGGAAGTGGAATTTACTGCAATGGACACAACCGTCCCTTTCCGCAGACCCGTATTACTGGTTTTCGTTCCTGATCATCCAACTAGGATACGAAGACGGTTTTGGGGTGTGGCACGAAGACCCGACGTTCCCGAATAACGACACTACCCTTTATCAGGGTCAGTGGGTAACTGACAGCGGATGGCAGCAGGGCGGCTTGTCTATTCCGGGGACTATAGTTAGCATTCCAGGCGGGATGGATGACTGGATTTTCCCGTCCGTAACGAACGACGATGGAACCCCTAACCTATACCGCACGTTTCGGTTTCAGCTATATGCGGTCTCGCATCTAGGCACCGACTCTTCGGGCGGAACGGGAGCATACACACTCCAGACCACCGCATGGCTGGGAGCCGATCATTTCGACCTCACTCCTTCGCCCACGCTCGGGACGCTGGACCTTACGTTTCTTAATATCCACACCGTTGACCCGACCATTGGCCTGAACCCCACCGGTAAGCCTGGGGCACTGTCCGCTCCGGGAGCAAACGAGTTAGTAAACCCCGGATTCGAACTTGGTCTGAATGGCTGGGTATGCTCTCCTCAGTGCGAGGTCGTGACGGGCCATAATCACACCCCTGGCGGATCGTACAGCCTGCATTTCGTGACGCTTCCGCCGCCATCGAACGCTTACGTCGCGTCGCAGGAAGTATCTTGCAAGCCGGGCGATCAGTTGGCGATGAAGATCGTCTATCAATGCTCGGCCGGCGCCACCGGAGTGGCGGATATTCACGTCGGGTTTTACAACTCCACCGGAACCTACATCAGCGGGGCTCAGGACTGGTACCCCGTGCCCGCTACGGTCTGGACGACCTACACTGCTTTGAGCGTCGTAGCACCCTCCAACGCGGCCTATGCTCTGGTGTATTTCGGGGTGGCCAACCTGACCGGTGGGGCGATCTCAGGAGACTGGTGGATCGATGACGTGGCGGTTGATCGCGTAGTCGCCGGGGACGGAATACAAGCCACGGCTGCCGGCGGGACGGCGGCGAATAACGGCGCTGGACTCTCCATCTCAGCCGGAAAGACGGTAGCTGCATTGGGCTACACGATGGGGCTTGATGGCAGCCAAAACATCGTGTTGCTGAACCTCATCGCGGTGTATGGCTTGCCCACGCTCCCGAATGCCGCTTATCCGGCAGGATCGACAGTCGTTGATCTCGCCACAACGCCATACAAAATCTACAAGACAGCGACGGGGAGCGCGTGGGACAGTTCGCAGGCCCCGGCGGACTTGGTTGCAGGGACGTTGGCGGCGAACGTGGCGGTATTGGGTACTGTCCAGGCGTCTCAGATACAGGCTGGAACCATTTCGGCGAACGTGGCGGTATTGGGTACTGTCCAGGCGGCTCAGATACAGGCTGGGACTATTTCGGCGAACGTGGCGGTATTGGGTACTGTCCAGGCGTCTCAGATACAGGCTGGAACCATTTCGGCGAACGTGGCGGTATTGGGTACTGTCCAGGCGGCTCAGATACAGGCTGGGACTATTTCAGCGGCGGTGTCTCTGACGTCTCCTACCATCAGCGTGACCAGTGGGACCGTGGTAGTCAATATCGACGGGACGAACTATGTCAAGGTGAGTGATTCCGATTCTACCTATCCGCGTACGGTGCAAGTTACAAATACGAGCGCGGGCGCTTCCGGATCAATGACCACCGGCCAAGAGGCACAAGCTTTGGTGCGCATCCCGAGGGCCTCCAACGCTCCTGGAGAACTATTTCTTCAGGACGCTGGCGGAACTCACTCTCTGCGCTTGATTCCAGTGTCAGTGGCTGGCTCTACTCCGCCGTCGAGTACCGCTGGGTTTCTGGTGTTTAACAAAGACGGCAGCGAGTATTGGATTCCGTTCTATTCGGCATTTTAGGAGATGACTATGACAATCGCACTGCTTCTCATGGTTCTGTTCGGCATACCCAGCCAACCAATCGGATATTGGGAGACCACGGCGCCGCGCAGACAGGAAGCCCCGCGGGTTCCGCTGCGTCCCCGGCCGCCGTTCACCGGAATCCGGCAGTCGTAGGTCTGACCATGTCAAACAAGATCACAACCGCCCATAAATCGAGTTCTCCTGTTGGAACATCCGGTCGAGGGCCACAACGATCACCTGCGTCGCAGTCATACAGAGTTGCGCTGCCAATTTGGCCAGTTGCTCGATGCTCGATTCGGGAAGTCGGAAGCTGGTTGCCTTCACCTCTACAGTATTGCATAACGCGATACGCATTGCAAGCGGAGATTTATGCCTGACATCAACGCCATCCACGCCGTCGCCTCCCAAGCCATCGCAGCCCAGGCCACCGCCCCGGCGGTCCCGGCGCCGCCCGCCGCGCTAGCCGTGACGCAGGATATGATCGACGCCCTGCTCGACGCGAGCGTGAAAGACGGCAACGCGAGCGTGAGCGCACTGATGGATCGGTTCCACGAGCGCGCTCGCAAACGGAATCATGCCGCCGCAAAAGCGGATCAACCCATACTGAACCTCACGGGCGGAGCCGATCACTGGGCAGACCTCTGCGTTGAAGCGAGGATGCCGTACACCATCGACGAACAAGCGGCTGGCGGAATCGATTATCTTTGTCAGACAGTTGACGACTGCATCGCGGCCGGCGACTTGGACGATACGCTGTTCGCGCTGCTGCGCGTGTGGCGCTGGGTCCGCGCCAAGCATCGGCACTTACCGCCCATAGAAACTATTGGAGCGCTCAATGCCAAATAGCCCCATATTCGTCAAGGTCGGGAGCATATCGAACAGTGTCAAGCAGTACTTCACTCCAACCGCAGGGCAGACTATCTTTGTCTGGACGCAATCTTCCGCATTGGCCGCTAACTGCCAAGTCCAACGGGACGGGCAGGAACTACGCCCCAATGACTCTGATACGTGGGACTATACAGTGTCCGGAACATCGGTTATTTTTAACGTTGCTCCGTGGGGCGGAGACGGGACTCCTGGATGGGTAATGATAAGGCAATAACATGAGAAAGCTATATTTGATGATCTTCGTAGTTGCGATATCAGTGGCGTCGTGGGGACAGACGACAATCGATTACTCCCGCATCCGCAACGGACCCCCGTTGCCTATTGCCTGCGCGGGATATCCCGGCGCGACAACCGGGACGTATCGGCAAGAATGCCAAGCGGCGTCGGGTGTCCGCTATGCCTGCAATAACGCGGCGGGCTGCACGCTAGCCGTGGAGTGGGTGCCGGTAGCTGGAGGTAGTGCGGCTTATGTTGGCGGCGCGTCCTCCCTTACCACTCAGTACGCCTTCACCTGTGTAACCGGCACTATCGGGATCATTGGCAACTGCGGTCTATTCAATCCCTCACTGGGTAAGTTGTCCCCGATGGCGGCGGACTCTATCACGGCGATCCAACTGTGTCGGCATAACGGGACTACGTGCGATGTAACTTATGATTCAACCACAGGCAACGTCGGCATCGGGACGACGGGGCCGGGAGTTCCTCTCGAAGTAAATAATAATGGAGTTGCGGATGGGGCATATATTTTAAAAGTTGACGGGACGGCAGTTAATGGCGGATTCCAACGAGTAGGAAATAATATTAATATGGTTGGTTACGAGGCAACCGTAAATCAAGTTATTGCCAAATCGGGAGTAAATTTAGGATTATTTAACAGTGGGGGTAATGGGATTACGATACAAGATAGCACCGGCAACGTCGGCATCGGGACCACCACTCCAACCGTCCCCTTCGAAGTGAACGGCGCTATCAAGTCCACTAGCCTCTCCGTGGCCGGTCCAATCGCATCTACGTCAGGAGGGTTCATTTTTCCCGATGGGAGTACCCAGCTATCCGCAATTCCAGCGCTCTTTATCGCAGCCACCACGCATACGATGACGGCCCCGCGTGAGTACTTCCTGTGCTCTACTGCCACAACCTGTTCCGTGACGCTCCCGGTTCCAGCCGCAGGATACGAGTTCTGCATCCGGTCTGACAATAACGTGAGTACTGCGATCACGCTGGCGGCGATCACGAATGTCTATTACGAGAAAACGGATCGCACGGGGTGGGGGACGGTAAGTCACAGCATCGCGAGCACTGCGGCGGTGACTAATCAAATCTGTGTGGTGGGTTACGATGCGACTCATTACGCGATCATGTCCAGCGTTGGTACATGGACCAATACGCCGCAATGAAGGACGCGGCGCACGGTGGGGATGTGCAATCGAGCACTGGCGCGGATATTCTGTTCTTCTCGGATTCCGGCCTCGCCACTCAGATTCCAAGCCAGATCGTCTATTACGATAACGTGAATGGGATCGGGTGGTTTCGCGTCCTGATTTCCACTCTTTCGTCCTCCACCAACGGCACGATCTACATGGCGGTCGGGAATTCCTCTCCACCCTCGCGAACCTCGGGCGTTTGGGACGCGCACACCGTGGCGATGTGGCCGTTCAGTAACGGGACGGCGGCTACCAACGCAGATGTGGCCGGCTCCCTTAGCTGGGCCAATAACAATATGAGCTTCACGGCTGGCCAAGTCGACGGAGCCTCATACAGCGATGGAAGCCACAACGCATGGGGTTCGGACGCGGGCTTTGTCTCGGGGACCAGCGCCCGCACTATCTCCGGCTGGCTGAAGGTGATGATGCTTCGTTCAATTTGACTTTCACGAACTCCGGCGCCCCTGCCCTCGCGGCGGGGGCGTCGTTCTGCGTTCAGGGGGTATTGACAATACTGCGCTGTTTGTATTATGCTTCCAAGCATGGCAAGCAAGAAGGCGGTTTC